TAAAAACCAAAACTAAATATAAGATATGGTATCAGCATTTGTCAAGTACTAATACCATATTTTATTTTTAAGCTTGTTGCTTTGCACGAAGTCGGCGATATTCAGTCATATCACCTTTTCCAGCGGCACGATTAAGTGCGGCTGTCATATCACCATCAGAACCAGAAGCTCCACCTGTTGCACCAGCACCTTCAGATATTGGCCAGTAATGTGGGGAAGTCTTTTTTAGTCCTTCAATATAGTTTGTAGGAGTCAAAACTTTTTCATCTCCAGTTTTCAACAATTTTCCATCAGCGCCACGAGCTTCTACAGAACCATCTTCAGCAAGTGAGAATATATCACGACCACGAAGGAGGATATCAGAGATTGCTTCTGCACGAACTTTACCACCAACTGCCGCTTCACGTAGAGAGTCTTCAATCATCTTGTTCTTATAAAGATTTTCAAAGTTATTTCCTTTTGTTTGCGAATCAGTAAGTTCAGTTGCCAATTCAAGTAAACGGGCCTCATGATCAGAAGTAAGCTTAGAAGTGCGTTTTTCCAACAACTCCTCAATTTTACCATCTTTCAATAATTGAGCATCCGCATTTTCTTCAAGAAATTGTAAAGCATCACGAGCTTTATCAGCATCAATATTATCAAAGTGCTTTAAAGTCTCAGCAATCTTTTTCTTTTCATCCAGAAGTTCGGTATTCTTTGACTTCAGACCAGTTACAGCTTCTTCAATTTTAGCATCAATACCATCAGTGATACCTTTCATTGCTTTTTCATGCTCTGCAATAGCCTTTGCCCGTACTTCTTCGTCTTCGATCCAATCAAACATATTGTTCTCCTCAAGAGATTTGTTTATGATATTCTCTGAATATCAAGTTTGCTCTAAATGAGCTATTCACCATCTTTGGCTACAGAAGTTTCATCTTTAGTATCTTCTGATATAATTTTTTTCGTTTCCTCAGTTTTATCATCAACTACTTTTGTTTCTACTTCTTTTTGTAAATCAGTCTGCATTTCTGTTCCTAATTTATCTTTAAGAATTTTCTGTTCAATGAGTAATTTTACATAATCCTCATAACCAATTTTCTGATCAAGCAATCCAGAAGTTACAAGATATCTGTGGACTACAGTAAGTGGGATGACACCACTTGATCCAAATCCTTCAATAATCTCACTTAGGATGGCTGAATCTGGTATACCATAAGTTAATGATGTTGGTGCATCAATAACTACCTGTTCTGCATCATATCCAGCCCATTCACACATAGCTTTCAAGCCTTGTTGCAAAGCATTGACAGCAGATAGATAGATACTATAGATAGATGCAGACTGAGTGGCTTGTCTAATTCTTAATGCTTCAGCGGCTTCTACACCTTTACGAGCGTCAAGTATGGCAACACCATGGCGAATAGCTTCTTCATATAATGATTCAATATGATCTGATACGTGTGACAATGCGGCAGTATCAGTTTCAGTATAAAATACACGAGCCGATTCATTAGGAATAACCATCATAACAGAAGAACCAACAACATTTGGAATTCCATCATCATTTGAAGCACCGACTAAAACTAAAGTAGGATTACAAGATAAAAATTCAGAGTTTGCTAAATCTGCCTCTTTTCTATAAATTTGAATAGAACAGTTTGCTACAGAAACTAAAGGAATTGGTTGCATATCGAAACTATTATTAATAGATCCAGCGAGAAACAATGGGATTTTATTATAGGTTTTACCCATAAAATTAGGAGTCTTTGTAAACTCCTGATACTGATCATTATCCTCTCCATAAATAAAAGAAGTATATTCATCAGATTCATTTAATGTTAATGCACGATACACATTATTTGTATCATGGGAAAAGATATCATCACCATCAGGCCATGATTCTTCCATAGTAGCTAGAATAAGATTATTTTCTGACTCAACACTCTCACCTGTAGCACTCTTCCAGTTAATGAATTCCTCTGCCTTATAAGGAACGAATCTGAACTGATTCTCATCAACGATGTCAACTAGCAAAGGAACACGCCCTGTCTGAAAAACTTCTATAAGTGTGTCCAAAAACAGTTGTTGAATGCTTCTTCCATCTTTTGTAGCTGTCTTTATAATATATTCAAGTTCTTTTGGAACATTGAATTCAGGCATTTTTGTAATTACAACACCAAGTGCACCAGAAAGAGCATACGAAACAATTAGGGGAAAGTGAGCCCGTTCAATATAAGATTCGTAAGCATCAGCATACTCACCAGACATACCAGCAGGTCTAGGTAAATAAGTTTCCTGTTTGGATTTTATTACATCTTCTCCATCCATGCAATCTCTTACACGTTGCCAAGCTCTAGTGTTCTTGTCATAATCTGGATGGTGAGTACTTACAGAATTGGAATTTGTAACTGATTGTTTCATTTTACATCCTCACTCTACGGCGACTTATTCTAGTCATTTTTCTGGCTAAAAGGTATCTTAAAGAGTCCATTGCGTGATCTTCAAGTTCTGTATCAATGTCTTCTGGCTTTCTCTTGTCTCTCTGCATGATCGGTAAAGTTCTAATATGATGTTCTGCTCTATCAAAGAAATAAAGATGTGGTTTTTCCAAATCCCTTCGTTTAGCGGCACCTAGCATCTGGCGAATCAATGACCATCCTGCTATTCTTGATCCTGATCCTTTATATGCTTTTGTCCATCTACAACCATGTCTGGATAATTCTGCGGCTATTGAAGCGCCATCAGTAACAGTCCAAATTGATGTGTCAGCGGGACCAGGAATCACTCGTATACCATATTCACCTTCCAAATTTTTGTCAACTGCTAAAGTTCTGTCTGCAATTTCGGAACTTAATGCACGATCACCTTCATTTACCACACCAGTCCAGCCATAAAGTTCATCAGGAACAATGATGCTACCTGGTGGGATGTAAGGAACACCATCCATGTCAGGTTGTTCTCCATTGGCTTCAAATCCATAAGTTACTGCCCAAGGACGGGAAGAACCCCAGTCAAAACTTCTATGTAAATGCCATGATTTTGGAATATCGAAAGGTCTTAAAATATGAATATTTGGATTCCAAACATCTGTAAAAAACCCACCTGTGATTAAATCCCATGACCCATGCACCCATGCATCACGTAACATTTTATCATCAGCAGTCATAGCCATCAACTTTTCCATATATAATGGATCTGCACCAAGCAATGCCTCATTTTCAGATAATTGACTTTGTATATGTGATCGTGTTTGTCCAAATTCATCACGATGAATAGTACAAGATCTTCCTTTATTAATGAATCTCTGTTTTACCCATTGATGTCCTGGTCCAGATGGATTACAGGTAGCTCTGTATTTTCTAGGTATATCAGGATTAGAACAACGATTACAACTCATCATTTTTAAATAAACTGTAGGGACTGCATGATTAGTTAATTCTTCCCATCCAATCCAAGGATATTCATGACCATGATATTGCCAATAATCATCCTCAGTACGAGCATAGTTTAACCAAAGAGTTTCACCATCTTCAAATGTCCATATCTTACGAGAGGCGTTATATTTTGCTGTTGGAAACATCTGAGGAAACCACTTCTTCGTCTTGGAAATAATATCACCAAGTTCTGTGGTAGCTTCACGAAGAAGTAATCCTCTATAATCTTGACCATATCCACGACCTACACCTTGTGCAAAGTCCATCAGTAATACATCAGTCTTTCCACCACCACGATTTCCGTGTAGAAGACATTCCCATGCAGGACAGGTCATGAATTTTGTTTGGGATCCTTTAAATGGTTCCCATATAACAATAGGTTTCGACATTATAAAGTAGCCATCTCTGAATGTGTCAATGCGCCCGAATAATCATTTACCCTTGGGAGTTGTACATCTGGAACATCGGAAACTCTTACTAGATCATTCATAGTTTTAGCTGTTACACGTTTTATATGATCACTTCTGCGCTTTCTTTCAGCATCAGAAATACCAGCAACAGCTTTTAATAGATATTTTATGGTAATGGCTAGTGCTTCTTTACGTCTTTTTGCAGAATAGTTATCCCAAGTTTTCTTAAATTTAAGAGAATGGGATACTCTTTTATCAAAATCATATTTTGAAGGACATTCACAAGGATTTTTGGCTTTTTTCCATCCACGAAATGCTAAAACACGTTCACGGGCTGCCATTATTACTGACTCATGAACACCTTTATAAATATAAACAAAATTATTAGGTCTGCTCCCATCAGGAAGATAAGGTCTACTCTGCTTATTACGAATACGCTTTAAAAATTTCTCTTTTGTATCACGCCAATAACAATTTTCAGGAAATCGCATATTAAACCTCTTCCCAATCAGCTTCTTCAACTTTATCAGGAGCTAATAAAACACCATGTAAATTCATATTGGTGCTTTTAGTTTCTATTTTTTCAGCATATCCTAATTTATTAGTAGCTAAGAATTTAAACAATCCAGTATTGAAATGCCTATTTCCTAAATTACCTTTAGCTTGCTGTAAATACCAACTCTCATGCAATGCTTGTCCTATTTCATAAGCAATAGCAAATTCTTTATATTTTTCTGACCAATTTTTTAATGTAATAACAGAAACTTCAAAACGAGCTGCTATTTCTACTGCACTCATTCCTTCACGACTATAATCAATGAATTGTAAAGGATGAATCGCTACATTAAATTTTAGATCTATTCTATTTAATAAATGCTTATCTTCTTTTGCAGAAATTAATGTTTTAGGATCGTAAGCATTCCCACCATGCTTTTTACAT